TATCGGACCGTAACGCCGGCCCGTGCGGTAGCTGGAACAGTTGTGCTATCTGGAATACCTACACTCCAGACAGCGTGTGGAAGCCAGGCTCGGGCACTCCCAGCCGGGCCAGCAAGGGCAATCTTTCCATGCCGCCTTCATCGCTTCCCTCGGGCGCGTCCTCGGGCAGCACGGGGATGACCGCGCAGCGGCAGTTGAAGCCGCTGGGCGGATAAATCTTCAACCAAACTGGGTCAATAGCCCGCGCGCAAAAACCATCCAGCGACGCGTGCGCCGGCCTCACGCGCAGATCGCCGACCGTCCAGTATTGCCAGTAGGGCAGCGCATCCATCATGCCCGGCTCTTTCATCTGCTCAAGCCTGCCCGCGCTGTAGGCTTTGCCCGCGTTGGTTTGGAAGACGGTGTCCAGCTCGAAGGCCGCGAGATCCTCGACGCCGGCGTCCGAGGTCAGCTCGTCTACGGCCTTGTGAAAATCGTCGCGCGTTCCGCCTTTGGCCATGGTCTCTTCCAGCGCGTCGCGGATCTTCGCGATCAGCCTCTGGTCGCTGACCCCAGCCACCGTGAAGGCATCGTTTCTGTATTGGCTGCTCAGCCCGTCGAAGAGATCCCGCGTGACCGGCGTCAGATTGCGCAGGTACTCGACCGCGCCCTCCGGAGGCACATCGAAGCTGAAACCGACGTTGAGCGTGTCGCCCTGGGCGTCGTCGTCCGCAAAGTTCTTCAGCCGCGAGCTGGTGGCCAGGTGCACGGGACGGCGCAGCTTCTTTAGCCCGACGCCGGCGATATGCAGCCTGCCCAGCAGATTCGCAGCGGCCAGGTGGTGAGCCAGAAGATCGCCGAGCTTTGTCTGCTCTGAGCGCACGAGATGGATTGAGCCGAGTGCCAAGCTATTTCTCCCCCGGTGGCATGGCCGTCGCAACAATCTCGCGCACGCGGCGCGCAAAGATGCCCTTGGCGTCGCCCTGCAACTGTGCAAAGAGCCTGTCGTATTGCTCCATCTCCTCGCGCATTGCTGCCTCGGCCTGGCGCTCGGCGAAGGTGGCGCTGGAGCGGTCGGTGAGCGCCACAGACGGCGCGGCCGCGTTCGGCACTAGCTCCTGATCTTCCGTTTCGGTCGTAGTCAGCGGCCGGTCGTAACGGTCACTGATGTAGCCGACACTGAACTTTTTGCCCATGCGCATCAGGCCGGTGTCCACGGTGAGGGCAAGATTGAGATCCTCAGCCTCTTCGAGATCGAATTGCCAGATCGGCATGGGCGCCGTTGGCCCGAAGTTCCAAAGCACCAGCGGCTTGACGAGCTGATCGTTGATGACCGATTGCAAACTGCGGCAAAGCTCGACGCTGCGCTTATCCAGCGTGTCGGCATGGGTCTGGCCCTGGGCCTTCGATCCGCCGCCGCCTTCGTTGCCGAAGCTGGTCAACGTCTCGCCCATGACCCGGCGCGCGATGGAGTACTGCATTGCCTGAAAGAAGTTTTCGTAGACCTTGGGGTCTTGAGACCGGGCTATCTTGAGCAGTTCCTGGTCATACTCGAAGCCCTTGGGAACGGCGACGGCCGTGTTGTCTCTGATGGCCTCGGCAATAGCCACCGCCTGCTGGCGCTCCGACGCATTGTCCGCATCGTTGTAATGCACCACGGCGGTGCCCGGACCCTTTTCCGCATACTGCATCCACAGCCGCTGGATGTTGCGCTTAAACCAGCTCGGCCAGAAGACTGCCTTGAGCAGCGGGCGGCCCATGCGGTTGCGGCTGCGCTTGCGATAGCTGAAGATCAGGAACTTCTCCTCGGGCATCGTTGCGCCTTGAGAGGCCCAGGGATTAGCGAGCAGTTGCAGATTGCCCACCTGCGGGTAAAAGCGATTGCCGAAGAGAAAAAGCTCCTGTGGGCAATCGCTGATGTCCACCAGCTCCGCCTGGCCCTCCGAGGTGTCGAAGATCATCTCCTGTACGCTGAAACCGTAGCCGGGAGCATCGAGAACGCAATCCAGCACAGTGTGGAAGTCGAGTTTGCCGAGCTGCGTTTCGACGAACTCCTTTACATCCTTGGCCAGAGATGATTCATCACGCGGAGCGGGCAGCACGCTGCGATCCCGTTCGAGCACCGAGAGCTTGAGCGTATCCAGGCAGTTGGCCACATCCTCGTCTTTGTCTTCCAGCTCACGGTAGTAGGCCATAGTCTCCGGCTGGTTGTAGGTCATCGCGGCCCAGATCGACGTGGGGTTGCGCGTACCGCCGAAGGCCAGCGTATTGCGGTAAAGTGAGATCTGCTGCATGTAGAGGCTGGTAGACGAGATCATCTCGCCTTTGGGCGGCAGCGGCGGAACGGCGGCAATCTTTTTGTTGGCCATCACAGGTACCCCTTGATTTGCGAATAAGTCGTGGGTGTCTCCGGCGTCTGGACGCCGGTCAGCACGCACGCGCCGCCGTCGCCTGCCAGATCCGCCAGAGCTTTAGCCCAGAAGGCGTCGGCGTGGGCAAAGAGCTTTTTCTTGACGCCGCCCGCGACGGCCGTGTCCACCTCGATGCGCGGCGCGTCGAAGGTGACGCCGCTGGCCGTGGCCTGGCGCTTGATCGCCTGCAGCTCGGCGCGGATCTGCGGATCGTAGGGAATACGGCTGCGCTGCTGCTCCAGGCGCTTCTTGATGCGGATGGCAAGATCGGTCTTCATCTTCACGCCGTCATCGTTGGAGCCGCCGAAGCTCACGCCCATCAGCCGGCCTTCGTTCTCCAGATTCAGAAGATCGAAGAGGCCCACGCCCATGCCGGTCTTGTCGATGGCGCTCCGGGAAGTCATGCGAACAAGCGGATTCAGTCTCTTGCACTGCTCGGGAAAGCTCATGGCGTGCAGCTTGACGATGGCGCGGGTCCAGGCCACGTCGCCGATCTTTTCATCGAGCCACAGACATGTGGCGTCGTGATCGCGGCCCACGTCGATGCCGCTGTAGAGCGAACCGCGCGGATGGAAGTCCGGCGGCAGGTCGATGGTGGCGCCGGCATCTTCACAGGCGGCAATCAGGTCGAGAGTCAGCCAGGCCCCGGTGCTCTTGAGAAATACGCAGCAGAACTCCTGATTCCATGTGTCGTCATCGTTCAAGCCGCGGCGCATCTCTTCGATGTTGATCGGGCAACCCTCGGCCACAGCCGTGTAAACATCAAGCCAATGACCGGACCATCCATCTTTCTTTATCGGGAACTGTGTGGGGGCAACGCCCATCTCCAAGCCCAGATTGCGAGCGATGTCGAAGAACTTGCCCTGCTCGCCGTTGGGCGTGGAGATCACTTCCAGCGAGTTGCCCAGCGCCACCTGGCGGAAGACGGCCGCAAAGATCGCGTAGCTGTCTTCGTGATGCGCGAATTCATCAAGCACCGCGTCGCCGGGATAGCCGCGCGCCGTGCGCGGGTTGCCCGGGAGCGCAATGATGCGGCTCCCGTTCGGAAAGGCTATCCGGCTTTGAATCGCATCGATGCGGCCAAGCGCATCGACGAAATCTTCGTTGGCGATCATCTGCGCCGTGCCACCCATGAGCTGGCAGATCTTCGCGCACGTCTCTACGAATTCGATCGATTGGGCTTTCGAGGCGGAGAGCACTGTCGTCGTGCGTCCCGGCACGCGCATCGACATTTCGACGCGGCGGTATGCGGTGGCAAAGGAGTAACCGACGCGCGCGGCTTTCACCGCGATTTTGAAGCGGGAATTGTCGTCGATCCAGCGCTGCTGATACGGCCGCATCTGCAGCACAGCGGGAGGCTTGGCTATGTGCTCATTGTTATCCATGAGCGATCACCAGTGGCGGCAAACCAAAGGTGCGTTCGCGGAGGAGGTTGATGTCCTCGATGGAGAACTGTCCGGTGCCTTTCTTCGCGGCGGACTGGGTAGCTTCGTCAACCCTCGCACACGCGGCCTTTTCCCGATCTTCGAGGAGCTTCATCTTGCGGGTGTCCACTTCCACACGCTTGGCTTGCAGCTCCACACGCTGCAACCGCGCCAGGGTCAGCGAGAGCGCATTCAAGCCCTTGAGAAATACATCCTGGTCACCTGGGCCTACCTTCTGCATCAGCGTGAAGACCTGGTCGCGCATGGCGTTCATCACCGCGGCGTTCGTTCCCGGCAGATCGTTGCCGGCAAAAGCTGCCGCCCACTCCCGCGCCTTGGCGCTCTCGGCCAGCACTTGCCGGCGCACCTGCGAGACGCGCAGGTCGAACCATCGCTGCAGCGAAGACTTAGCCAGGCACAGGCCGGGGAAGAGATCCAGAACGTCGTGCTCCACCTCGGGCCAGTCGATAAAGCCGCCGCCGTCTTTCTCCCACTCCGCGCTGTAGGGTTTCGCCGATTGCTCGGCGATCTCCACCCAGGTGCGCCCGTGGTCATAGAGCCCCTTGATCGCGTCCTGCGCGCTCTGCGGCAGGCGATCTATCTTGAGCGGCAGCTTCGTCTTCCGCGGCTCTCCGGTCTTTGGCTTGGGCTTGGTCATCGTTTCTTTCTTGAGGTGCATACCTCATCAAGAAGCTCTTCGAACTCCCGACGCCTCTGTGTCTCGCGACCGTCGGGATTTTGCCTATTAAAGGCCGCCTGGCATTGAGGGCAGGCTAACTCCGGGTTGTGCATACATCCAACGCTCATAACTTCCTCCGCCAGCTAGTCGAACAGCACCTCGTCCGTGTCTTTGCGGCGGATCACGGCTCCGAGGCCAGCCGCGGTGAGCATGATTTCCTCAGCGATGGTGCGCTCCCGGATATCGCAGAACCGCTGATTGAAGCTGACGTACCCGAAGATTTGGAGATCCTGGAGCATGGTCAGCACCTGGCGCTGGCTCATGTGCGCGCCCAGGCTCTGCATCATCTTGGCCATTTCGAAGTCATCCATGCGGTCGGCCTGATTTTCGTGATTCTGGCGAATCAGCTTCAACATGTTCCCGCGGCGCCGCCTCGTCTGGATCAATTCCTGCTCAGTTGCCATTGTTTCTCCCCGCTCTCAGTTCGTTCATTGCGTCGGTGAGATCGCGTAGCGATGTCAATGCGCCCATCGATGTTGTCAAATTGGTTAGCGCCTCGGTTTGCTTTTCCAGCGTCAAGTCCTGCCGGTCAAACCGCTCATAAATTCCCGGAAACTCCTGGGCCGCGTAGACCGCCAACATACGCACCTCTTCCGCTTGCTTGCCGCCCAGGTCGGCCAGCCGGGTCAGCGCGGTCGCTGTCCGGTTCGATGCCTCGGCGGCGGACTGCACTCCGTTGGCTACCATGCTGAAACTCTCGCGCACCGTCGCGTTCAAGCCCTCGAGAAATCTCCCCAGCACAAACAGCGCCACAATCGCGATCAGGAACGCCGGGCCCCAGCTCTCCAGCAGCTTGAAGGATTGCTCTGGCTGGACCTTCAGAACCTCGTAGCCGCCTACCACAATCGCCGCGCCGCTCGCTCCGCTGATCGCCAGGCCCACATGCTTGAGCCAGCCGGCGCGGAAGCCCATGTCCAACCCAGCCCTCGGAGGTCCGTTCAGGCCCAGAATCGTCATTGAGCGGCTCCAGCGGCCGCCGAGCCTGTAATTACAGGCAGCGGAGGACCATTGCTGTTGCCGGCCAGGTGCTGAACCGCTGTGGCTAGCTCCTGAACCGAGTTGGCCGAAAGATGCAGACTTGCCGGAGCCAAAGTTTCTGGCGCCAGCGCAGCCAAGCCCGGAAGCATGTCCTGGACAATCAGCGCCGGCCTTCCAGCCCGCGCATCTATCCCGGCCTGCGCCACGCCTTGAAGCGCTGTCAGTAGCTGCGCCTGGTGCCGGTTCGCCTTGGCGCTGAATCCGGCGATCGAGAGCCCCACTCCGAGCAGCGTCAGGCCGTCAACCCCGTCGAGCTTTCCGTACCAAACCCCAACCACGGCCGCCGCCATCACCAGGCCGCCCCCCAGGATGGTCTTCTTCCCCTGCCACCAAACCACCACCTCAGCCCAAAACTTACCCATAAAACCCCCTTCGTTGCCTTATGCGCGCACATTACCGCCGCGAATCAAGCAGCTTCCGCGATCAGCTCCGCTTCGGACTCCTTCGGTGCGTTCCTTTTGCAACCGCCGCAAATCCATCCCTCGGAGGCTTCGTAAACTCCATCAACAGGCTTCTGGCATTTGTCGCAGATATAAGCGCCTCCATATCCCCCTGTTGCGAGCGGCATCCTTGCCCCCGGCACGGAGCCCCCAGAGAACCTCCGGAGAGGTCCACCAACCCACATCCTTTTCGGTTTGAGAGCATTTTCCATTTCCGCCATTCCTTCCCACGTCTCAGAAGCCACATAAAGCAGCTTTCCCGCTTGTGTCGGCCCGTTCAAGGGGGTCCGATGGCATCAACCTACCTTTTGCCCCCCCCCGACGCGTCCTAGCGCCTTCTGGCGCGTTTTTGCCTTTTGCCGGTCTCAGGTGCCGGCCACCGCCTGGGCGACGGTCAGATTGTCCGGCCTCGCCCACATCGCGGCGAACTTCGCCACGAACGCCTTGGTACCCCCCGCGCCCGTCGCAAATGTCGCCGAGTTGTCCTGCCGAGCCTCCCCTTGTTCCGAGAAGTTGGCGGACCCATCCCGCACCAGGCCCGAATCGACGCAATAGCTTTTCAGGTGCATCAGAACTTTGGATTGCTTGACGCGGATCTGAACATTTTTCAAACCGATCAGCGCGTGCAGCGGAATCCGCGCGCAAGTTACATCTCCCCGGCATTCCGCCTGCAGCTCGCCCCGGTCGAGATAGATGAACACCTCGACGCCATGCGCCGCCCGGTCCGCCAGCACTTTCACAATCGCTTCGTCCGTCAGGCTAAAAGCCGCCAGGCCGATGGTCTTGTGCGCCGAGCCGAGCGCGGCCGCGTCCTGCGTTTCCAGATTCGTCTCCGGCGAGTAGTAAGTGCCCGACGGCAACGGCTGCTGCGCATAAGCCAGGCAGCTCGCCATCCACACGGCCACGCCGAACCCCAGCGCCAGCAACACCCATCCGCGAATTTGCTTCTTCATAACGCCTCCATCAGGCTGAGAATCTTGCTGCTCACAAAGCCCTCTGACTTCCACCAGGGGCGCTCGGTGCAGGTGAACGCCAACTTCTGCGCGCCTTCGTCGTAGGTCCACGCGATGGTGATTTTGTCGCCCGTCGCCGTTCCCGTATTGCCCACACAGTCCGTCTTCTCCGATTGCGCCCGGATGCGCGCGCGGACCGCATGGTATCTCATCAGCGTGATCGAACTGAATGTGACGCGTACCGCCATCCGCGTGCCCTCTTTTTCGCTCCCGCCGCCCGGCCTGGTTTGGTCCGGGCGGCGGAAGGCTTCTTGGGTTTTCTCGTTTACAGCCCCAATGCCTTGTTGACCGCAGCCGCGATCTGGCCCTCGACTATGCCGGTGCAGCCAAACGTCGCGGAGAGGACAGTGATGCTCAGTTTTGCGCCGTCAAAGAGCCAGCCTATGGTTGCCGTAATAGGTCCCTTTTTCGCCTGCGTCGTACCGCTGTCGCCGGAGATCGGGTAGCCGGCCGCCGCGACTTCGGTCTCCATCGCGGCGTACTGTGCTGGCGTAACCGGCCAGACTTGAGGTTTGTTGCTCATCAGAATCCTCGCTGCGCTTCGGCGGCAAAGAACTGAGCCGGAGTAGGAACGGTAGCGAGAGCCAGATCATGCGAAACGCCCAGAGATGCCCGCTGCATTGCCGGCTCGTCCATGTATGGACGCACCTGCGCCAGCGTCACATGAACCTGCGTAGCCATGGCCGCCACCTGCGCCTTGGTGCTGATGCTCTGCACCAGTGCCAGAAGAGTGTTGGCGATGGTTGCGATCAGGTTGATGTTTCTGGTTGCCGTGGCCTGGCTTACGGGATTCGTGATCTTGGCCGCCGCCAGCAGCGCCGAGTTCGCATTCTGCTGAATCTGCACAACCAACGCCTGAAGCGTCTGGAGCGCGGTCTGGGTCGGGTTGGCAAGATAGTTCTGCGCGGCCAGCTCAAACTGCGGCCCGAAAGTGTTGAGAGCCAGGGTCATTGGCCCGAGCACTGCCACGGTCACCGGGTCGAGAGCTTCCACCGCCGCATTGACGGTATCGGCTGTCGAGATGAAGACCGGCGCCCAGTTGACGATCTCCTGAGCCACAGTGACCCGTTGCTGCTGTGTGCATCCGGCTGTATTCAGAGCAGCCAGAGACAGAATCATGGTCGCCAGAGCCATGGGCATCACTACCGCCCAACGACGAAGTTGCGATTGCGGGTTTTGCATATATCTCTCCTCTTCAACGGTTGACGGGTTAAATGCTTTGCGCCGCGTTGAGCGCGGCGCAGATCTTGGTTGCGAGAACTTCAGCGTCCGGCGCCCATGCGGCTATCTGCACAATTGCGAAGTTCGGGTCGTCACTCCATTGCGTATCAGAGATGAGCCAATAGCGCTCGCCATGTGGCACCGGCGGGATGAGCTCGTAGCGCTTCAAGCCGTCACCGTGCCTTTCCAGAGCGCCACTTCCTCTTTGCGTCGCGCCTCCAGATCGGCCAGCTCGACTTCCTTGCCGGCTTCCATGCCGTGATCCCAACGCAGCAACTGCCCGGCCGCATCGTCGTAGTGGCCGGCGTTCAAGTCTTTGAGCAGTGTGGAATTGCAGAGGCGCGTGGGGCCCAGGTTGAAAACGAAGTCCACCAGCGCGTCGAACTGGCCTTGGGTCAACGGAACCTTGACCAGGTGCTCGACGGCCTCTTCGGCATCGTCCACGTCGCAGGCCAGCATATGCGCGGCCAGCCTCTCGTCCACACCGTCGGGAAAGCTGTCGGGATGCAATAGGCGGTGGCCCCAGCCGATGGTCGGAACGCCTCCCGTGTCCAGATAGACCCTTCCCCGGAAACCCTCGCTCCGCTTGAGCAACGCCATTCCCGCCGCGCTGAATTCCATCGTCGCCGCCTATTCCTTGATCCCTGGTCCCTGCTTTTGCTGCGTTGACGTTGGCGCCTGTCTCAGTCGGCGGGCGAGAAATCGACGTAGAACACCTTGCCGATGGCTAGTGTCGCAATCACTTCGGGCACGGTGACGGCCATGGTGATGGAGCCGCTGGGGGTTGACTTGGCGTAGCTGTTGTCTTCCGGTGTGTTGGAATAGAGCGCTGACAGCTCGATCTCGACGTAGGGATCGGCGGACTGAAAGTGCTTGTGGCTGCGGACGGTGAATTTTCCTCTGATGTTCATGGTGGTGGGAAGCTCCCTCTTCCTTGTTTTTCGGAGGCCGGGGATTGGAGCGTGTTACCGCACTGCCTCCAACCCCACGGACACTCGTCTGCTCTGGCTCTCCGCCTGTCTCCTTTCGGAATTTGGCGGTGCTTGCCGTTCAGGTTAGTGTGCAGAATAGAACGCGGCTTCGCCGCGTGATGGAAGAGGTGTTCAAGGTGCGATAGCTGGAATGATGCGCGTCGTGGTGAGCGGCGAAAAGGGGCTCGATGATTGCGGAATTAAAGCAACTTCAAAATATGATCCGGGCGCGTCTGCAACCAATTTCGGCACTGTGTGCGTAACTCTTCGGATACGGGGCGTCCAATCCGTTTACGCGGAGGAACGTCGAAATCCATGATGGGCAAAACCGAGCATCCACACATCCAGCCGTTCGGTGGAAAGATGTCTTCCCAAATTGGATCATCCGGGCGAGCGATATATTGATCAAGCGATGAATGCTTCTTGCAGTACTGGGACATACAGTCAAGCTGCCAATAAGGCAAATCGTCTTTCGACAACTCTCTGATCTGGTTATATCGATGAGACGCGTAAATATCCAAAACAACGCTAGTGAAGAGTATCTCTGGCCATTTTCTGGAATCCGAATGTGGCGTTGCGTACTCTTGCCAACTGGATATGCAGAATGGTGCATCGGGCGTATTGCACCAACGCCGGAAATCTCGTTCCGTCTCGCCTTTCTTTGCGCTTTTAAGGATGTGCTGAGCAATTACCGGAACCGCATCGGCGCGATAAATTCCATCCCAACGGAGAACCTGTTCCACCATCGACATTGCGTGCTGCCCCATGTCATAGTCGGTTTCTAAGTTGAAGTTAAATCCTGCCATCACGTTCTCACTTTCCGGTTCGATGGACTTCGGGCCTCCTGGACTTTGGCTTCGATCTGTGAGGCTTCCAGATGCCCGTTCTCCCGCCAGCTATCGTACGCCCAGGCTAAAACATCCGCCCGAATCTTCGTTGAAAAATATCCGCCGGCTTTGTTCATCGCCCTTTCCACCGCTTCAAGCACCTGCGCCAGCAATTTCGCGTCCACCCGTTCGCTCTTCTTTCGTCCCGTCGGCGATGGGGATACAGCTTGTAGCCCTTGAACCTCGAATCCAACGCGCTCTGAGGCGCGAGCTCTCCACCATGGGCGCTCTTCTTCTGGAACCAATTCCGCCAACCTGAGGAGATTTTTAGCTGATGGAATCGCCGGCTTCCTGCTCTTTTCCCATTTAGATACAGATACTTGTGTCACTCCGCAGAATTCCGCCAAGTCTATCTGTTTCAGACGTCTAGTGTCCCGCAATGCCTTAATTTTTTGGACTAGCGACTGCTCCGCATCGAGACAGATACCTGTGGTTATTTTTTCGCTTGACATCACATACCTGCGGTTATATGGTGATCTGGAGGCAAACAGCGTATCGAAACCCGGTTCGCCTCTGGACAGGATATATGAACGCAAACACCTTTCGCACCAAGTTGACCCGCAATATTCAGAGCCGAGTGGCTCGACAGCTCGGACTCAGCCGCTCACATTTGTGCCTTGTGGCCAATGGCCTGCGGCAGTCTCGCCAGGTTGAGATCGCCTTGGCCAAGGAATATGCACGCATCGAACGCGAAGTGCAGCGGTTCGCGCGGAAGACAGAAAGGCGCGCAGCATGAACAAACGCCTCGTTCTCTTTTTCGCCGCCATCGGCCAAGCCTTCCGGCTTTTGATCTTGCCTGCATCTTTGCCGGGAGCATCTCCCGCACAGCGTTCTGAGAATCACTGGGCAGATGGGACAGTCGCTGTCTCTTTGATACCGATGTTTATTGAGATGCAGAAGATAGGGGCAGTCTCGAACTTGGGGCAGGATGCGAGACTCGATGGGGTCTGTGGGCGCGTTGCTATAAGAATGAAGATCCCGGTCGGCGATGTGGTTGAGGTCGCTGGAGGACGCCGCCACTCTGACAAAGTTCTAGTGGCCATCGAGGATGAAAGCAGAAAGACTCTCGCTAAAATAAAAGCCTTTTATGCCGCCCGCTCTGCAAATCCATCATGGAACGCAGCCGCCTCCAAGAAAACGGGCGCGAAATGAAAACCCTCTCCGCACGCCTCACCGCTGTCTTCACGCGCGTCTTTCTCTGGCTGCGCGCAGATATGTACCGCACGCTGCAGGACTGGCGCACATGGGAGTCCATAAAGGCTGAACTCAAAGCCATCGAGCGTCGCGAACGCGCGACGAAGATCGGGGGTGCGAAGTGAACCCTTTTGCATCCTTCCTGACTATTTATCCGGGCGTTGCCGTGACCGCGCTAATCGTGCCTTTGCTGGCCGTGCGCTGGTTTCTCGCTCCCGCCGCGCGCAAACAGACAGAGTGGCTTTTCGTCGCCGCGCTGTTGATCGAACCCGCGGGAATCCTCTCGCAGCTCACGGCCAATTCGCTATCGCAGTTGCGTCCGCTCAAGTTGGACGCTTATATCTATCAGTTCGACCGCCTCTTCGGCTCGCCGAGCTTTCACCTGGGCCAGCTCGTGGCCGTGCATCTCTGGCTCAGAACTCTGGTCAGCGTGAGCTACGGGCTTTTGCCCATGGCCATGCTCGGCGCCTTCGCCGCCACGCTGCTGCTGCGCCCCGAGCGGGAAGCGATTCGCGTGGCGCAGACCTTCCTGCTGAACCTCTTCGCCGCGCTCCCGATCTATTTGCTCTTTCCCGTATGCGGCCCGGCGTTCGCGTTTCCATCTTTCCCGGCACTGCCGACGGCCGGCCTTGTTCCGCATCTTCTGGCCATCTCCGCCGCGCCCAACGGAGTGCCTTCCGTTCACATGTCCAGCGCTCTTTTGGTTTTGTGGTTCCTTCGCCGTTGGAACTGGGGCCGCGCCCTCGGCGGCGTCTACGCCGCGCTGATCGTCCTCGCCACCTTAGGGTCGGGCCAACACTACCTTTTCGATCTGATCTGCGCGGTGCCTTACACCGCAGCGGTGGTTTGGGCCGTGGATAGATTTGCCGCGCGCTCAGCGGCCAGCCAACACACAGAAACCTTTCTTGACCAGCAATTGCAAGGGGCCGCTCTTTGAGCACTCAACTCTCGATTTGCTTGCCGATGTCCGTGCCTGTTGCTTCGCCTCAGCGAAT